TCAACACCGCACATGCTTGCTACTGAGGAGGAAAAGCCATGAAGACCTACATCGCCACCTACTACCGCCACAACCCCCAGCTGAGCAGCGGCGGCTACCAGACCACCCGCAAGATCGAGGCCGTGTCCATCACGTCCGCTCGCAAGAAGGCCCGTGAGATCACCGAGGGCTGCGTGTATGGCAGCCTGGAGCTGCTGGGCGTCGAGAAGGAGGGCTAAGCCATGATGATGAACATGACGGAGGCCGATTACGAGAACTGGCGCGATGATCTCCGCTGCGGCGGCCAGGAGGAGTACGACACCCAGTATTCCGCGGCCTCCCTGTACGAGGGCGGCTGGCGGGCCAGCGATCTTCCCGACCTGATCGAGCAGTACAACCTGACCAGCGAGGAAGCCAACCGAATCTACGATGAACTGCTCCAGATCGAGCAGAGCGCACAGAGCAAGGAGGACTGAACATGGCAACGAAGCAGCAGGAGCGCGAAGCACTCGACAAGATCGCCGAGATCATCAAGGGACTGGGCCAGGACAGCTACATTGCAGCTGCCTTCGACGGGTGCCTTGATATGGCAGAGGACAACATCGGCAACGACTTCATGTGTAGCATGAAGGCGAGGGCCGAGGACGCACAGCAGGAGGTCGCCAGCCTCCTGGTCGAGAACCGCAAGCAGGCGGACAGCTTGCAGGCACTGTCCGAGGCCGTTGCCCAGAAGCAGAAGAACATCGACGGCAGGGACGAGCAGATCGCCAACCTGAACAGCATCATCAAGATGCAGGCCGACAGGATCAAGGAACTGGAGGAGGGCGTCGAGAGCTCCGCGAGCCGTGTCATGGCCCTGGAGAACGAAAACGTCCACCTGAAAGCCCGCCTGTACGACATCCTGATGAAGTGAGGAGGTAACAGCCATGACGATCTTCAAGGAAGACAAGGTACTGGGTATTGCCTGCGGCATCAACGACAGCGGGGAGCTGTTCGTCGGAGGCAACCGTTCCGGCTATAATCTGCCGGACACCCCGAAGAACCGCGAGAAGGTTCTGAAGGATTTCGACTACTGGACTCAGTCTAGCGAAGGCCGAAACCACCTGGCAAGCCAGCCAGGGTAGGTCGTGAGAGCCAACAAGAGCAGCCGACCGGCTGCAAACCCACAAGCACCTGAGAGGAGATAACTAACCATGACCGATAAGAACAACGTGGAGATCAAGGCAGGGGACATCGTGGAGATCACCGGCGCCTACTTCAAGCACGACAACGCCCTCTACTTCGTCGAGCACATCCCCGGCGACCCCGGCTGGATTGGCGGCGACATCTGCTTGCACATGATCGGCAAGTCCGGCAAGCTCTCCAGCGCAAAGTATGCGACCGCCTTCTGGCCGCTCAAAGCCTACGTCAGCAACCGCGTCAAGGCTGCCCAGGCCCGCATCTGGAACAAGGAGCACGCCCAGATCGAGGTTCGCACCGACATCGACCAGAGCTTCGTTGCTGAGTGGTTCCGCAAGGCGGCTGACGACCTGTCCGTAACGATCGAGTGGAACAAGCTGCATTTCGGTGAGGACTGCCAGGACGTCAAGCGCGAGCTGAAAACCGAGGCTCACCTCCGAGCCGTGGCCGCTCGGCTCTCCAGCGACGTGAGGAGCCT